GAAAATATGGACCTGATCCCAGAGGAAGAAGGCGGGAACATCTTCATGGTGAACGGCACCATGACACCCTTAAGGAGCTGTGGCGCGAGCTACGGCCTTGGCGGCGGAGACTCTGGAGAAGAAGAGCCTGAGAAACCACCTGATAAAGAATCTGCAGATGATCGGAGACGCGGAAGGAGAAGAAAATGAACAAGTTCTGGAAATGGGTGCGGAACAAGGCACCGGATCCGGATAAGCCGGACGAGACAATAGAAGAGAGGACGCTGTTCCTGGACGGGACGATAGCGAGTGAGAGCTGGTTTGACGACGATGTCACGCCGGCTCTTTTTAAATCCGAGCTTAGTGCTGGCAAAGGCGATATCACGGTCTGGATCAACTCGCCGGGCGGGGATTGCTTCGCGGCGGCACAGATCTATAACATGCTCCGTGATTATGCCGGGAAGGTAACGGTCAAGATTGACGGGATCGCGGCTTCGGCAGCTTCTGTCATCGCGATGGCAGGAGACACCGTCCTGGTATCTCCGGTATCAATGATCATGATCCATAATCCCGCCACGATTGCGATGGGAGACCATAACGAGATGCAGAAGGCGATTGAGATGCTGGATTCGGTCAAGGATTCCATCATCAATGCCTATGCACTGAAGACTGGTCTTTCCCATAACAAGCTGGCTGAGCTTATGGAGAACGAGACCTGGATGGATGCCAGGGAAGCGGTGAAACTGAAGTTTGCTGACGATGTGATCAGCAGGAACGCACTTCGGGAGGAGAAGCCCGATGAAGAAGAAACAGTACCGGGGCTTGAGGAGAAGGACGAAGAGAAGGAAGCCCGGAAAGGAAAGACCGAGGAACCTTCAGGGATGCTTTTCTCCAGACGCCTTGTCGAACAGGCAGCTATCAATAAGGTTGCCGATCACTACAAACAGAGCGGCAATTCGGAGCCGAAGATGCCGGAAGAAACAGGATACCGGGTCGACGACTGCATGAAGCGTCTCGACCTCATAAAAAAATTCATGTGAGAAAGAGAGGATTTGGTTATGACTATCAAGGAGCTTATTGAGAAGAGAGCGACAGCATGGGAAGCGGCAAAAGCCTTCCTGGAATCCCATCGCGGTGAAAACGGGGTTCTGTCCGCGGAGGACAGCGAGACCTATGACCGCATGGAGAAGGACGTAACTGACCTCACGAAGGAGATCGAGAGAAAGAATCGTGAGATGGCGATTGACGATATGCTTTCTAAGCCGACAGGTACTCCGCTTACGGCAAGACCGGGTGCTGGGCATGATGATGACGATACCAAGACCGGACGTGCTTCCGATCAGTACCGCAGAGACATGATCACGGCAATGCGTACCGGATTCAGAAAGATCTCCAACGTGCTTGAGGAAGGAACGGACGCGAACGGCGGGTATCTGGTTCCGGCGGAGTGGGACAGCCGTCTGATCGATGTACTGACGGAGGAGAACATCTTTCGTGCTCTGGCAACCACGATCACGACATCCGGTGAGCATAAGATCAATATTGCCGGTACGAAGCCGGCTGCGGCATGGATCGAGGAAGGCGGGGCGCTGACCTTTGGCGACGCGACCTTCGACCAGATCGTTCTGGACGCACACAAGCTGCATGTGGCGGTGAAGGTGACGGAAGAGCTTCTGTACGACAACGCTTTCAATCTGGAAAACTACATCATCACGCAGTTCGGCAAGGCGCTGGGCAACGCGGAAGAGGACGCGTTCCTCAATGGTGACGGTACCGGAAAGCCACTCGGCATCTTTGCTGAGACAGGTGGAGGACAGACTGCGGTTACACTTTCCGGCGTGAAGCTTGGAACAGATGACATCCTGACCCTGATCTACGCGCTGAAGAGGCCGTACCGTAAGAACGCGTCCTTCATTCTGAATGACCAGACGCTGGCGGCAATCCGCAAGCTGAAGGATGGAAATGGTGCCTATATCTGGCAGCCGAGCTACCAGGCAGGCGAACCGGACAGAATCTGCGGGTATGAGGTGCATACTTCCGCTTATGCTCCGGCGCTGGAAGCGAACAAGGCGGTGATGGCATTCGGAGATTTCAGCTATTACAACATCGGCGACAGAGGAACCCGCTCTGTGCAGATCCTGCGTGAGCTTTTCGCGGGTAACGGCATGATCGGATATGTCGCAAAGGAGCGTGTTGACGGCAAGCTGGTGCTGCCGGAGGCAGTCCAGATCATGAAAGCGGGAGCATCCGCCTGAGAGGAGTGATTTTTAATGCTGACACTGGACGAGGTGAAGAAATATCTGAGAGTGGACTTCTCAGATGAGGACACACTGATCACGAGTCTGATCTCCACGGCTGACTCCCTCGTCCGGGATGTCAGCCGGATGGAACCAGACTCCGAAGTATCAGAGGCTTCAAAACCGGTCATGATGGCGGCGGAGCTTTATACGGTCGCGTATCTGTATGAGCACAGGGAAGAGGCAGATCATCATGATCTTATGCTGACTCTCCGTGCTCTTTTATTCGGCATTCGGGAGGTGACATTCTGATGGATATCGCGGGGCTGAATGTTCGGATTATGATCCAGAAAAATGAAACGCAGGTTGACAGGTATGGAAACCATACAAGTACCTGGACGGATTATTTCTCCTGCTGGGCGACCTGCTCCAATCAGACTGGTAAGGAAGATGACGAGGCTGGACAGACGCTTGAAGATGACAAGATGGATTTCACCATCCGGTATTCTTCCGAGACGGCGGCTATTGTTTCTACTAAATATCGAATCCTCCTGAATGACCGGATCTATAACATCGATCATATCGATGATATGGGATTCAAACGGCACAGCCTGAAATTCCACGCGACTCTGGCAAGAAAATGATGGAGTCAGAAAAGGAGACCCATGAGAGATGTGAGAATCAGGCCTGAACAGCTGGCCGACACAATCAAAAAAGAGCTGGATGATCTTGCCGATGATACGACCGACACGGTGAAGAAGGCCGTGCAGGAAGCGGCGGATACTGCTGTGAAGGATCTGAAAGCGGCTTCTCCGAGACACACCGGAAAATACGCGAAAAGCTGGACACAGAAGAAGGTGAAAGACAATTCTTCCGGGAAGGAAATTATCGTTCATGCGCGGAAATATCAGCTGACGCATCTTCTGGAAAATGGTCACGCGAAACGTGGAGGCGGCAGGGTTGCCGCCAGAGTGCATATCAAGCCGGTTGAGGAGAAGGTTTCGGAGCAGTTGGAAAATGATATCAAACGAAAGATCAGCAACGGAAGCGGATAAGGAGGTCTGAATGGAGAAGATCATCGAAATATTAAACCAGTTCGGGATCCCTTTTGCCTACGATCATTTTTCCGAGGGAGAAGCGCCTGACCCGCCTTTTATCTGCTACATGATCCCGTCTACGGATAATTTCGCTGCTGACGGCACAGTGTATCTGGATATCGATGTGGTAAACATTGAGCTTTACACGGATAAGAAGGATCCGGAACTTGAGAAGAAGCTGCAGGGGCTTCTAACGGAATCTGGTTTCGTCTATGAGAAGAATGAAGCGTGGATCGAATCTGAGAAGCTGTACGAAGTGGTTTATGAATTTGAAATGGAGGCTTAAGAATGACAGGTAAAAGAAATAAGGTCAAGTACAACCTCAAAAATGTACATTACGCCATCGCTACGATTGCGGAGGACGGTACAGCAACATATGAAACGCCGGTCGCATGGCCCGGTGCCGTGAATCTTTCCCTTGAAGCGCAGGGAGACCAGACGGTCTTCTGGGCGGACGGTATCCAGTATTATGTAACATCGGCAAACAGCGGTTACAACGGTGACTTTGAAAGCGCAATGGTACCGGAGGATTTCCGGGAAAATGTTCTGGGCGAGGTAAAAGATGGAAATGGCATACTGCTGGAGGATGCGGATGCGCAGCCGGTCCATTTCGCCCTGCTCTTTGAGTTCGATGGCGATGTGAATCAGATTCGTCACGTCATGTACAACTGCACGGCTACCCGTCCTTCCGTGGAATCTCAGACGAAGGAGGATTCCATCGAAGTGAAGACGGAAACGCTGACGATCAACGCGACATCCATTAAGGATGCGACACTCGGAAAGAATATCGTGAAGGCGCGTTCCTGCTCCGATACGAAAGACGCTGCCTATACGGGATGGTATGAGAAGGTTTATATGCCGGTTGCGAAGGACGCTTCTTCCGGAGCAAAAGCAAGTGGATCAACGAGTTGGTCTGACGGCAAGTGATAGGAGGATGACGGCTGATGTATAAGGAAATCGAACTGGAAACGCAGGAGGGGAAGAAAACGTTTCCCTTCCTGGCGACAGGAACAACAGCATACAGATATAAGCAGTGTTTTCATCAGGATCTGATGATCGCGCTGAATAACATGGAGGATACGACCGATGATCAGGCTGACATGACGGTTGGCGACAAGCTGGCGTTTATTATGAATGCCCAGGCCGAGAAAAAAGACATGAACAAGTTGAATGTCGATTCATTCCTCGAATGGGCGGATCAGTTTGACGGCGCGGAGCTTTTCCTTCACATGAGAGATTTCGTTTCCATGTATCTTGGCTCCCGTCAGACAACTTCAACGCCAAAAAAAGGAGTCTCCCGACCGACCGGGAAATAAATACCGCCATCTATATGCTCCGCGCAAAACAGATGGGTCTGTCCATCGCGGAGCTTGATGAAATGGAAGAAGGCCTCGTCATGGACATGGTCATCGAATCCGGTAATGATGCTTGTTCGGATGAATATTGCCAGGTAGCGGATCAGCGCATGATGGATGCTTTTTAAAAGCAAATTAAAGTCTGTTCATGATATCGATAATCATCTGATGATCTTGAAGTAAAGTGATTGCAAAGCTTTTTTTGCCAGCATCTTTTAGCGAGGCGCCTATATGATATCCGATTTTTTGATCAAGGATCAGAAAACGATCATGAAAAGTATTTATATAATTTACAGTCAGGGTCGGATATTGTCCATTGAAAGTGGATATTTCGGATGCTGTAAGGCGACAACCTCTCTTCGTTGTATAAAGAGAAACAGAGACTCCATCAGTCTTTTTTGAAAGAAGATCTAACGTTCCAGTATCGACATAGCCATCAACAAGTATGATGTCGTTTGATGCCTTTTGTATCAATGTTGAGATTAAACTGAACGCATCATAAATCTGGCCGTCAAAAAAGATTTTTTGAGTAGATTCTTCATGATCGGAGATATAATCGAAAATCTGGTCCAATTTTGTATCAGTTTTTTTCTCATACTCAATCTGGCGCAGCTCAACAGAAGAAATCCGGTCAAACATATATGCATTACTGGCAATAAAACGCCGCATTTCTCTAAAAGCACGCATGATGAAGATTGTCTGTTTGTCTGCAGTATCACCGTGCAAAACTGTTGCAAGCATATATATTCCCTGCTCTGTGAAAGCATATGGAGGTTTACGGCGTCCTCCTAATTGTCCGGAAAAGAATGATGAATTTCGTGAAGTCACAATTTGTGATTTCACGAGCTCAACTTCTTGTGGCGTCAGCTGGAACATAAAGTCATCCGGGAATCTGGAAATGTTACGTTTTACCTGCTGGTTCAAAGTCCTGACTTCGTAACCGTAGATTCCGGCAAGGTCAAAATCAAGCATAACCTGTTGATTCCGAATGGTATAGATCATTGGTTGGAGAGTCGTGCTGTTTATTTCTATCAGGCCGGCAGATTTATTATCCTGAGGTGGCTGTTTTTCTTCCATTAAACAAATATATCCTTTCGTAAATTCCGTGAAATCACAAATTGTGATTTCACGGATAGTATATCATGTGGAGAAGTATATCTCCATCAGAAGTTGAAGAGGTGAGCGCATGGCATCCGGACGTATAAAGGGCATTACAATCGAGATTGACGGCGATACCACAAAGCTCACCACGGCTTTGAAGCAGGTTGACAAGCAGATCAGGGACACACAGAGCAGTCTCCGGGATGTGAACAAGTTACTCAAAATGGATCCGGGGAATGCCGATCTTCTGGCGCAGAAGCAGAAGTATCTGACAGACGCGATTGACGCGACCAAGAAGAAGCTGGAAGAAGAAAAGTCAGCCCTCGAGCAGCTGAAAAACGGACCGCAGACTGATGATACAATCCGTCAGCAGGAAGCGCTGACCAGGGAAATCGCGGATACCGAACAGCAGCTGAAAAGTCTGACGAAAGAATATCAGAACTTCGGCTCCGTCGCGGGACAGGAATTGCAGACTGCAGGAAAGAAGATGCAGGATGTCGGAGACAAGATCTCCGGAGCCGGGACAAAAATGCTTCCTATTACGGGCGTTGTCACGGCAGCGGGTGTCGCGGCGGTGAAGACTGCGGCTGATTTCGATTCCGGCATGAGCCAGGTTTCCGCCGTTTCCGGCGCGACTGGTTCCGATCTGGAAGCCCTGAGGGACAAAGCACGTGAGATGGGCGAGAAGACGAAGTTCTCCGCTTCCGAGGCCGCAGAAGCCATGAATTATATGGCCATGGCCGGTTGGAAGACGGAAGACATGCTCGGCGGTATCGAGGGGATCATGAATCTGGCGGCCGCGTCTGGCGAGGATTTGGCGACCACAAGTGACATCGTAACGGATGCCCTTACGGCTTTCAGCCTCTCCGCAGAGGATTCCGGGCATTTCGCGGATATCCTTGCAGCGGCTTCTTCCAATGCAAACACGAATGTCTCTATGATGGGTGAGACATTCAAATATGCCGCGCCTGTCGCCGGTGCGCTTGGCTTCTCTGCGGAAGATACGGCTGAAGCAATCGGCCTGATGGCAAATGCCGGAATAAAGTCCTCACAGGCTGGTACTTCGCTCCGTACGATCATGACGAATCTTACGGGACCGATAACCCTTGTGGGTGAGAAGCTCGGAGAAGTCACGGTTGAAACCACGAATTCCGATGGTTCCATGAGAAGCCTGCGGGATATCCTGGCAGACTTGCGCGGGCATTGGGGGCAGCTATCTGAATCGGAGCAGGCGGCAACGGCTGAATCAATCGCCGGAAAGAACGCAATGTCCGGATTCCTGGCACTGATGAACGCCGGGGAGAGCGATATCAGCAAGCTCGAAGGAGCGATTGATACCTGTTCCGATTCGATGGATGGTTATAACGGAATGGCTGAAAAGATGGCCGCTGTTATGCAGGACAATCTGGAAGGTCAGCTGACGATCCTGAAATCACAGCTGGAGGAATTGGCAATTTCTGTCGGGGAAATCCTGATGCCTGTTGTGCGTGACATTGTGACGCACATCCAGGGCTTTGTCGATAAGCTGAACGCACTTCCGGAACCTGTGAAACAGATGATCGTGACGATCGCTCTGGTCGCGGCTGCGGTAGGACCTGTGCTGATAGTGATCGGAAAAGTTATCTCGTCTGTCGGCGGGATCATCAGTGTGGTCGGAAAGTTTGTGGGATTCATGTCCGCGACCGCCATTCCGGCTATTGCGTCTGTCGCTCCTGTGATACTTCCCATCCTTCCGATCATCGCGGCGGTGGTGGCTGCTGTTATCGCTGTGATTGCTATCGTAAAGAACTGGGGAGCGATCTCCGAGTGGTTCAAGGGCGTATGGGAAAACGTCTGCAAGGGTGTAGAAGACATCGGAAAAGGCCTCGGAGATTTCTTTTCCGGACTGTGGGACGGAATCAAATCCGTGACGGAAATCGTATGGAATGGAATTAAAAGTTTCTTTGAAGGCTTGTGGAATGGCATCAAGAGTATGGCAGAGACTGTATTCGGCGGCATCAAGAGCTTTCTTGGCGATACCTGGGACGGGATCAAATCCGCGGCCGGAACCGCATGGGAAGGGATCAAAGGCGGCTTGTCATCTGCATGGGAAGGAATCAAGACTGCCGCTGGGACTACTTTTGAGACGATCAAGACGAATATCGGAACCGCATGGGAGAATGTAAAATCCAACACTTCTACAGCGTGGGAGAACATCAAAGGAACCATCAACGAGAAAGGCGGAGGCATCAAAGGCGTGATCGGAACGGCGCTGGAAGGCTATAAGGCTCTCTGGAGCGCTGGATTTAACGCTATCAACACCCTGACCGGAGGGAAACTCGGAGATGCGCTTTCTACGGTAAAGACGAGGCTTGCCGGAATCAGTTCAGCGTTTTCTGATATGATGAGCAGCGCAAAGTCCGTGGTAAGCGAAGGACTGGAGCGGATTAAAGGATTTTTCTCAGGCTGCAGGCTCGAGTTTCCGAGGATTAAGCTGCCGCATTTTTCCCTGTCGGGAAAGTTCTCGCTGGATCCGCCGTCGGTTCCGCATATCAGCGTCAGCTGGTACAGGAAGGCTATGGACGATGCATATATACTGAACAGCCCGACTATCTTTGGAATGGCAGGAGGAAGGTATCTCGGCGGAGGCGAAGCAGGTCCGGAGGCCGTGGTCGGTACAGACAAGCTGGCGGAGATCGTAAAGACGGCGGTGGCGTCAGTTTCCGGTGGGACAACGGTGATCCCGGTGTATATAGGCCAGGAGCGGATTGACGAGATCGTTGTCCGAGCAGCGAGGTCACAGAATTTCCGGAGCGGAGGAAGATGATTTTTCGGAGAGGAGGAACACGGATTGCTGATAGATTATCCTGTGAAGTTCGGTGAAGAGGAAATTCCGGAGCCGGAAGAATGGTCCGAGGAATCGTCTGTTATCGAAAATGTAAATCAGACGGAAGCCGGGACAGATCAGATATCGGTGACGAGGTACGACAAGCTGTCGGTTTCCTGCTCCTTCCAGTGTTCTCACCGATGGGCGGGCAAGTTCAAGGCCTACAGCAAAAAGGACAGCATTTTCGTCCGGATGTATGACATTGAGCTGGGCGGTTATAAAACAAGAACCATGCGGATCAGGAGTTTCAAGGCTGATCCGGTCAAAAACTCTCAGAGGACGCCGAACACAAACGGACTCTGGGAGATTTCTTTTCATCTGGAGGAATTCTGATGTATGGAGTTTCGGACGCGTATAAGACTGCCATGCACCAGGCGGTCCAGAAGTTCCGGCTGACGGGAACGGTCGGAACGACAGATTTTACTGACGAAAACATTCTCGCTGGATCCTTTTCCATCACAAACCAGTGCTGCGGGAATAACGAGGTGCAGATCGGCCAGGTGTATGTGGGAGAGCTGGATGCGACTTTTCTGAATCTGCCGCTGACAAGATATTCGCTGAAGGGAATGAAGATCACGCCGTCATTCGGGCTGATGCTGGCGGACGGCAGTTATGAGGATCTACCACTTGGCGTTTTCAATATCTCCGAGGCATCCTGGACGATGTCGGGTCTTGTGGTGAAAGCCTACGATAACATGTCTCTTCTGGATAAGAAGTGCAATACCAGACAGACGACCGGTACAGCTTATGAGATGGCCCTTCTCGCTACAGAAGCGTGCGGGCTGACGCTCGGAACGACAGAGGCGGAATTTAGGACTTTCGCCAATGGGACGGAGACATTTTCCCTGCATGCGGAGAGTGATATCGAGACATGGCGTGATTTTATCTCATGGGTGGCTCAGACGGTCGGCTGCAACGCGATGGCAGGCAGGGACGGGAGCATTATTTTCCGGTCTTACGGACAGACTGTCGTGGACACGTTGGATGAAGAACATCGCTTTGAAGGCGCTTCTTTTTCTGATTTTGAAACAAAATACACCGGCCTTTCCTGCGTGAATCTGGCCGACCAGACCACGAAATATTACCACGTGGAGAATGATGACGCTCTGGTCTATAACCTGGGCACGAATCCGCTGATGCAGTATGGAGTGGATGAGACGAAGGACGCACTGCGGACAAACGTCCTGACCGCCCTGCAGCAGATTGACTATGTGCCGTTTAAGGTGGCGCTAATCGGAAATCCTGCGTATGACCTGATGGATGTCTTCAGTTTTTCCGGCGGGATTGCGGATGCCAAGAAGCTGTTCTGCATGACGAAATACAACTTCAAGTATAACGGCGGCTATGAGATGGAAGGCGTAGGGGAGAATCCTGTCCTGGCTTCGGCAAAATCAAAAACGGACAAGAACATTTCCGGGCTTCTGGCACAGGTGGAGCAGGGAAAGCTTGGGATAACAACGTTCACAAATGCCTCCGCCTACGATCTGGGCGAAACCGCTGTGAAGGTGATAAGCATCCGGTTTGCGACTTCCGAAGCAAATCATATGCTGTTCTTCGCGCAGATCGTTGTGGATGTAAAAGCCGATGCGGTGAGCAGATCGGCTGATGCGGCGGGGATGATTGTGGTGCCAATACCTGTGGTGTCTTCCGGCAGCTCAACCTCAGGAGACTCTAAGGGAGCGGATACAAGCACGGAGACAGGAACTGAGGATTCCGTCTCTGACAGCTCCGGCGCTTCTTCTTCGGAAGGCTCTGATACCGGAACAGATCGTGGAAATACCACGGAAACTACAACAGATGTATCTGTCGAAGTGAATCTTCCGGTCTCGTGGACGGAAGACGGCCAGGCTGTCTGCTATGTGACATTTGAACTGAATGATACAAAGATTGAGATCCACCATCCGGCCGAGACCTGGCATTCCGGGAAGCATACATTTCTTCTGTATTATCCGATTGAGGATGTGACGGCGAACTATACGAATACATTCAACGTGTATCTGCGGATGTCCGGAGGAATTGGAAACATTGAAATCGGCGGCATCGTTGCTTCAATCAGCGGTCAGGCGATGGCTGCTCAGGAAGCGTGGGACGGAAGGCTGGAATTCGGAGAATCTGTCCGGTATTTTGACATCGGCAGGAATAGCCTGAAGGCCGTCGGCTACAGCGTGATGATGGAAAAGCGGATGAAGGAACTGGTACAGAGAAGCTATGCAGATACAGTGACAGGCAGAACCGCTATCGGCGCCTTTTGTAAACCGGCAGATATTTAAAGACTGGCACAAACTGATTTGCAGACCGAATGATAGGAACGGAAGGAGAGAGCGATGAAATTAAAGGGCGAGATGGTGCTCGAACTTACGGACAAAAATACCGGAGAGATCGAGACTGTCAGGGAAACAAATATGATCACGAACGCGGTGAACCACCTGCTGGGGATCAATCCGGCGGCGCTGTGGTACAAGACGAGCGGGGAATATGACGCCAGTCTGATGTGGAACGACAACATGCTCCCGATCTGCCCGAACATGATCGGAGGGATCCTGCTGTTTTCCAAGACGCTGACGGAAGATGCCGACAATATCTATCCGTCATCGGATAACCTTCCGGTGGCGTATGCCAGCAATAACGTGAATTCCACTGCGAATACAGCGCGGGGCAGCATGAACCTGACGGAATCGAAAGCTCTCGACAATGGATATAAGTTCGTCTGGGAGTTCACTCCTTCACAGGGGAATGGAACAATCGCGGCGGTGGGACTTACTTCAAAGCAGGGTGGCGCGAATGCATGGGGAAGCACGGTCAACTCCGCGACTCCTTATCTCTACATCCGGAACATTGACATCGGAAATCTCAGCGAAAAAAAGCAGATGCAGCTCTTCCATGCGGTGGAGATCGATTTTGAGAACAACCTGCTCTATGCGGTCAGCTATAAGGACAGCGCCGTAACGGTAGAGAAATTCAGGATTCCGCTTTTTAATATCGGCCTGAATGAGAAACTGGACGACAGTACGCTGACGCTTCTGGATACGCACGTCATGACCTGCAGCACCTTTACGTTCTGCGGAAGTTACACGCCGTATGGGACCTTTCTCGATGGAAGAGACGGGTACTGGTATGGATTTGCGAATGAAGAGAATGCCTCCGGAAGTGCGACGATGTACTGGATCAGGATCAGCAAGGCAGATGATTCCTTTACAGAAGGCACCTGGACGCTGCCGAACGCGAAACTGCAGATCGTCGGGAGCGGCAAATATGAGAACTATCCGGAGATGGTGCACAAATCCGTCGTCCGGAGCGGCTACCTGTATGCCCTCGCATATGATAAAAAAGGCGTTTACAAAATCAATCTGGCGAATCCGGCGGATGTGACTTTGCTGAAGCTTGGCTTTACGTCCGCAAATAAACCTCTGGGAAGTTCCGGGAGCAGCGAAGTGTATCTTACGATGGTAAATGACCTGATCATCGGCTGGGACTTCATGATTGATGTGAATGACAGCGTGATCAGGACGGCAGGGACACAGCGGTTTGATCATAATATCGGGTCACAGATCTTCCAGTACAGGGAGTACCTGACCTGCTTCTGCTCAAGCTACGGGACGGAGAGCCACAAGTGGTTTATCCTGACGCCTTATCTGGCGAGTATCAATAACCTGAGTTCGGCCGTCGTGAAGAATGCCGACAAGACGATGAAGATCACGTACACCCTTACGGAGGATACCTTGGGCAGCACCTCGTAAGGGCGTGATTGTCTGAGAATGTCCGGAGAATACCGGAAAGAGAAATCAGAGGGGAACGGTGTCAGAATAGCGGGTGACTGATTCAGCGACCATTACGGTTCTTCTCCGGTCTGCGCCAGACCGCTTCTGCATGGATATGAGTTCTTTCTGCTTCTGGCGGATGGAGAGTTCAAGCTCCGCCTTTTCGGCTTTTGCCTGTTCTTCGGCGGTCAGCGGCCGGATTCGGATTCCGGATTCATCGTATTCCAGCATGATGGTGTCTCCAATGGAAAATCCGAGGGCTTCCAGCCAGCTTCCTGCCAGCTGGATCATAGGCGTGCTGGCGTATCCGCGGGCGGTTGCCCGGCTTTTGTACTGGACTTTGATTTTTTTCTGCTTCATAAGCGGCTCCTTTCTTTGAGTGTGTGCTGTTTTAAGTTGTCCTATACATCACTCAACCTCAGGAGAAAAGCAACGAATATCGCCAGCAAAATAAAGACAAATATAGCGGAGGGATGCTGTGCATCCTATACAGCGGGATTTAGGGAAGGAGATATTACTGATGATTGAATTTATCGCGAGATACTGGGTGCAGGAGCTTTTTGCTCTGGTCATCGCACTCATCACATGGCTGGTGAGACAGGTGAAATGTAAAAAGAAGGAATATAAAGTGTGGAATGAAGCCATTATGGCTCTGCTGCACGACCGGCTGTACAAGGCGTGCAGTTTTTTGATTCATAAGGGATTCTGTACGGTCGAGGATCGGCAGAATCTCGAATATCTCTACGTACCATACAAGGCTCTCGGCGGGAATGGAACCGTTGAGAGCCTTTATCATAAATGTATGGAAATGCCATTAACAGACGGGCATTCAAACGATGCCCGACACAGGGAAGAGGAGGTATGAAGCTATGGATTTTGGAATCGCTAGTGTGGCGGCAATCACGGTGATTGCTTATCTGATCGGACAGGGATGCAAGGCATCGGAGAAAATCTCCGACAGCTGGATTCCGGTGATCTGCGGGTGCGTCGGCGCGGTGATGGGAGTTGCTGGGCTGTATCTAATGCCCGACTTTCCGGCGAAAGATGTCGTCAATGCTCTGGCAGTCGGAATCGTCAGCGGGTTTGCCGCAACCGGTATCAACCAGATCTACAAACAGGCACAGAAATGAGGTGATCCTTCATCTCGGCGGTCCCGTCGTTAAGGGATGATGTAGTTATGGGCTCTCAGGCAGAAATGCTTGAGGGCTTTTCTTATGGGGAGGAATCGTAATGAGCAAGACAGAACAAGCCATCAGCTGGATGGAAAATACAGCAAGGAACAACGCACATGGATATGATCAGAGATACCGCTGGGGTGAGAAGGGGGACTACGATTGCAGCTCTGCGGTCATCACGGCATGGCAGACGGCGGGAGTACCGGTCAAAACCAAGGGTGCCACTTACACAGGAAACATGAAGGCTGCCTTCCTTGCCTGCGGGTTTAAGGATGTAACTGGCAGGGTCAATCTGGCGACTGGCGCCGGACTGGTCCGGGGAGATGTGCTCCTAAATACCACGCATCATACTGCCATGTACTGCGGCAATGGTCTGGAGGTCGAGGCTTCCATCAATGAGAAGGGCGGAGCAATCGGCGGTATTCCGGGCGATCAGACTGGCAGGGAATTCCTGATCCGGTCCTATCGAAACTTCCCGTGGAACTGCGTACTCCGGTATCAGGAGGCAGCCAAGATCACTGTAGAGGAAGCGGCAAGAGGTGTCCTCAGTGGCAAGTACGGCAATGGTGATGACAGGAAGAAAGCCATCGAGGCGCTTGGTCTGAACTACAACACTGTCCAGAGGAGAGTGAATGAGCTGATCCGTGGTCAGTCTAAGTCTGTGGACCAGATCGCTCACGAAGTTCTGCAGGGCAAGTGGGGAAACGGCTCTGACAGGCGCAGGCGCATAACGGCAGAGGGATACGACTATTCTGCTGTGCAGAAGCGGGTCAACGAGCTGCTGAGGTAAAAGTCTTCATCTTTTTTCACTAGCTTTTCATGTTTTTTCACTTTTTTTCATACCCTCCTGTGTGGTAAGGTAAGATTGAAAAAATGAAGGAGATCCCGATGTGGGAGTCAGAAACACCTGGCTTCTGCACCGGGATTTTTTATTGCCTTCGTTCAAAAACAGAAAACCTAAGCGTTAATTATCAACAATTTGCTCCCACGACGGAGGGCACAGATTCTCCGTTTTATGGGGGCAGATCTGCTTGCTATAAGCCGCGTAAGAGCGAATATGTTTACTACCCAAAGGAGGGGTGAACATGGAAAAAATCAGAGCAGCGGCTTATTGCAGAGTCAGTACAGATCAGGAATTACAGGACCTTTCCTTCGAGAGCCAGTGTAACTACTATCGCCAGCTGATCGAATCAGATCCTGCGATGGAGCTGGTCGATATCTACGGAGACCATGGCAAGTCGGGAATGCACATCGATGGCAGGCCGGAGTTTCAGAGAATGATCGACGACTGCAAAGCAGGAAAGATCGATCTGATCTATTCGAAATCTGTGTCCCGCTTTGCAAGGAACCTTTCGGACCTCCTGAAGACGCTCCGGGTACTGAAGGGCATGAATGTGTCCGTTGTCTTCGAAAAGGAAGGACTTGATACCAGAAGCGCAGCCTCAGAGCTGATGCTTGGAATCCTTGGCACCATTGCGCAGGAGGAGAGCCACAGCCTTGCCACCAACATGCACTGGGGCAGGGAAGAACGTTTGAAGAAGGGACAGCCTTATGGTGCAGTTTCCTACGGCTACCGGGATCAGGGTAAAGAGCACACCTGGGTGACAGTACCGACTGAAGCGGCACAGGTGAGACTTGCCTTCCGGTTGGCGAGTGAGGGAACACCTTATCAGGAGATTCGGAGGCAGCTGGTTGACCTGCAGAAAGAGGTCGGAGGTGACCGGCGCTGGAGTCAATACAACCTCCACTACCTGCTGACGAATCCCTACTACACTGGGGATTACATGAACAATAAGACGACGGTTATCATCCGGGACCATAAACCGGTCAGGGTGGAGAACGACGGGCTTGCGGACCAGTACTACATCGAAGAACACCACGAGGCACTGGTCAGCCATGAAGATTTTGACTTTGTACAGGATCTACTAAAGCATGGCTTGCTCAATGCCAAACGCTGCAACTTCTCGGATGAGGAGAAGAAACTGCTGGAAGAATGCCAGAGAAGGAGGGAGCTGCATGAGAGAAGTGACGAGGACACAGGCCAGAAGAACAACGAAATCGGAGCCTAAGAAGAAACTCCGTGTGGCTGCCTATTGCCGGGTCAGTACGGATTCTGACCAGCAGGAAATCAGCTTCAACACCCAGGTCGAGGTTTATGAGAAGAGGATTCTGGGAAATCCCAACTGGGAATACGCAGGAGTCTATGCCGATGAAGGTCTCTCCGGGACCAGCGCTGCAAGGCGAGTGGAATTCCAGAGGATGATGGAAGACTGCCGGGAAGGGAAGATCGACAGAATCCTCACCAAGTCCATAAGCCGCTTCGCTCGGAACACGCTGGA